ATGCCAAAACTAACAGACATGCAGATCCGCGCATGGATAAAGGCCGGGGAGAGGTTTGAGGGTAAATCTGACGGTAACGGACTTTATCTTTCCTACCGTGAGAACTACCAGACTCCTGTCTGGCGATTCCGGTATAAATTTGCAGGGAAGTCCCGAGCCATGATGATTGGTTCATATGCCGAATTATCACTATCAAAGGCCAGGGAGACAGCAAAAGAGCTATCCGCCCGGGTGTCGCTGGGTTATGACGTAGCCGGAGAGAAGCAGGAGCGCAAAGCCGAAGCACTGGCAAAGATGGAAGCCGAGAAAAACGCAATGCGGGTATCTGACCTGGCGGCAGAATATTTTGAACGCCAGATACTCAACCGCTGGAAGCACCCGGACATCCTTCGCCGCCGCATCGACAAAGATATTAATCCCCATATCGGCAATATGAAGGTTGAGGACGTTAAACCCCGCCATATTGATGACATGCTGAAGGCTATCGTAGACCGGGGAGCGCCGACCATAGCAACGGACGTTCTACGCTGGACACGCCGCATATTCGATTACGGCATCAAACGTCATGCGCTGGAGATTAACCCGTGCTCCGCCTTTGAGGTGTCAGACGCTGGTGGGAAAGAAGTAAGCCGTGACCGGTGGCTGACCCGTGACGAGCTGATACGGCTATTCCAGGGCATGAGAAATGCCAAAGGGTTCAGTCGTCAGAATGAAATCACATTCAAGCTATTGCTGGCCTTATGTGTTCGTAAGATGGAGTTATGCGCCGCACAGTGGCAGGAATTCGATTTAGATAAAGCCGTCTGGCACCTGCCGGAAGAACGCAGTAAAAATGGTGACGCCATTGATATACCGCTGCCTCCGCCTGCCGTTGAATGGCTGAGGGAATTACACACCTTTTCATGTAATAGTAAATGGGTGCTGCCTGCCAGGAAGATGCAAAACAGGATGATCCCCCACATTCAGGAATCAACCCTGCCGGTAGCGCTGGCAAAAGTCCGGGCTGAACTACCGGATGTGCCAAACTTCACTATTCACGACTTCCGGCGCACAGCGAGGACTCACCTTGCTGCGCTGGGCGTAGATCCGGTAGTCGCCGAAAGATGCCTGAATCACCGCATAAAAGGCGTTGAGGGCATCTATAACCGGCATCAATACTATGACGAACGCCGGGTAGCATTAACCCAGTGGGCGGCCTTGCTGGTGGCATTAGAGACTGGCTCAGAATACAACGTGACGCCGATTAGAAAGGCGAAGTAGCAGAGCAGATTGAGTCTAGCCCGACGGGGCGAAAAGCGGCAAACCTACCGCCTGGCTCAATCCCTTTTTAGGTTTAACGTTATAGGTGACGTGATGGGAAACGAAGATAAGAGAATACCATTTGTATTTTGTCGCATTAAAAGGGCCGCTGATTTTCTAGGCGTTACCACAGAGGACTTACTTACTCTGGCGGTTACCGGAAAAATAACCTTATGTCTAAGACTGGAGGGCATGTTTTCCAGACTTCACCTTGTAGGATCTGTACCCTATTTAACTAAATGGTTTTCATCATTAGATAGCGACCATTCTGTAATGGCAATGGCAAAAAAAATATCAAAGCATACATCCTTCTCTATTGACCGGATTTCTTACGACGATGAGAGTAATGATCCAATTTTCAACCCCCTATTTAGTAAAACCGTATATGCTGACGGAACAGTCTGTGATGATACATCTGATAGCTTCACAGGGAGAGCGTACGGATTATGGGTTCCACAATTAACGGTAATAACAGAAATAATTAATCGTGGTAAAGCAGATGTCTCTGGTCAATCACTTGGTGTTTACGAAAAAGAAGAAAGCGCACCAAGCCTGTTTTTAATCCCTATGGCTAAAAATTATAAAGACATTCCTTACCTTGAAGAATTTGAAGAAGAAGATAATTTTGAATATAAATTGGATGTTGTCGATATAGCTGAAAATGACCTATGGATCACCGCAGCAGAAGTTCGCCGAATTTTATCGCACAATGGTGACCTATGCGACATGCCTAATATATATATCAGGGATTCAGAGCCCCCACGGCAGAAGATTGTGGAAAAAATACACATGAACACAGAAAGACACGCCGCCAACCGAGAAGGGTTACTAAAATCAGCCATTAACCTCCTTTCTAAGTATCCAGAAGAATGTAGAGGCGGAAAGAAAGAAATCAGCGCCGAAAAATGGGCTGATTGCATATTGAAACGCAAGGATGAGATACCGCCTCTAATGATTACAAACAGGGATGTAATCATTAACAAATTGAGAGAAGCCCTGAATGGTCCCAAAGCATAATAGTAAAGCTACTATGCCTGTATAGTAAAAATACGCTGACTTACCAATGTATGTGTATACAGTTAAATTACCCCTAACGCCGCATATCGCGGCATCACCAAGTTAGGGGACTTATGACTACACACCACGCCACAAGCCACCAGCCATCCTTTGCACTACCACAGACCGGATATATCCGCCGTTTCCGCCTGGCTGACGCGCTAGGGGTTCACGTTGCCACAGTAGACCGCTGGGTAAAGGCAAAAACTATGCCGCAACCCGTGAAGCTGGGAGAAAAAATCACTGCTTTTGATGCGGTTGAGATTAATAACTGGCTGGCAAAGCGGAAGGAGGCAATCTGATGAAAAGAAAAAACCACCCGGCACAGGTGGCTGATTCAGATATTCGCATAGTTGATTCTACACCCGATCCGATGGATATCAAGCCGCCTTACAAAGCTGAAACATTCAGTCTCTATATGCTGACCCACCCAGACGGGATCACCGCACTGGACACCAACGCGCGCACGTTTGAGGATTTTGAGAAGAACGGCACAGGTAAACAATTCTACACCACCTGCTTACATACTGACGTTGCCAAACTCCGTAATCAGTATGGCGTTGATGTATCTGGCGAACCGGTCAAATACGTTTCACGTCACGGGTACAGCACCAACTTTACCAGCTACCGGATTGCTGACCGTAAGGCCGCAGCCCGGGCCGTTGTCCTGGTAAACCGTTGGCGTACTGAGCGTGGAGAATGTCACCTGCCGGCCGAATATTCGCAGCAGCTTATTAACCAGTTCCCGGACACTGCCGACCTGAAATAACGGAGCCTGAAAAATGAAAAATATCAGATTAACTTCTGAGGCCGCCCCTCAGTCTGAGTATGGATTTAGCAATATTAATCCTGCCAGTGAAGACCATATTTCAGTCATCAGATTCGAAGGGAAAACCATTCGAATTGTGAATATCAGCGGTGAGCCGTGGTTTATTGCTAAAGATATTTGTGATGCGTTGGAAATGGCAGATCACTTAGTTGCCTTACGCCGCCTGGATGACGATGAAAAGGGGGAGTATTTAATACCTACCCCTGGCGGCAACCAGCACATGCGGACAGTTCAGGAGTCAGGTTTCTACAAGCTGATTTCCCGCAGCCGTAAAGCAACGATTCCCGGCACATTCGCCCACGGCTTCACCAACTGGGTGTTCCGTGAAGTGATCCCATCTATCCGCAAAACCGGCTCCTATGGCGTCCCGTTCGCGTTCCTGAATGATCACAGTAAACGCCAGGCAGCCTATGACAAAAAGGCCAGTAAGCGCGGTAAAGACCTGCAAGCCTGCAAAGGTGAGAAAGCCCGGTTAATCGCCGAAGAAGCTGAGTTATGGCGCAAGTACCAGCCGCAATTGCCGGAGGTTCACTGATGACCCCACAAAAGCCAAAACGCCGCTTCAGAGACTCACATGGCCACATTGTCGCGCCTATGGGAATGAGTGCGGGTTGTGTTGTGTTTATGCGTGAAGGTTACCCGCATCCATGCCAGCAGCCGCTGGAGAAATTCAAAGCTGAGTATGTGGAGGTGACTGATGATTGCCGTCCAGAGTAATGCCCTGTCACTGGCTGGCCTGTTATCAATTGTTATGGTTGAGAACCTAACAAAACCTGACATTCATCAGCCAAATATTTGTCCGATGTTCGAGCCTTACATACCCGTAATCCGGGTATCTACACCGCGATGCGGGGAAGGTTTTTCGGACATCACCACGCGAGAGAATACTTTTGCTAAGGGCAAAAAAAAGAGCAACGTTGCGAGCGTTGCCCTTTCGACTACAGCCAATAGTTATCAGACTCTGGCTGCCTTTCTTAGCAGGATTAATGCTCAGCGCTTAGCAGAACACATTTCTGAACCATTCTCACTACAAAGACTGCCAGTATTCCTTTTCAGGAACAGAAGGTGGCAGGTCGAGTATACAACTGCCACAAGGCATACAACTAAAAACTTACTTCTGAACTTCAATTACTTTGCCTCGTTAACTACTAATCAGCCTTTTGGTTCAATGCCGCGAGATTGTAACTCTTTTCGGATAATCCGCTTAATCCAAGCAGCCAGGGATTCGTCCCCGTCCTGTTGTTGGGCAGCTTCCATCAATTCCCTGAGTTCAGGATCAAGCCTGAATTGGAATGGTGGATTGCCTCTACGTTCATTCTTGTGTGTTGACACGTTAGCTACACCGATAGTAATGTATATATGTGTGATGACACATTACTATCACATGATACAAAAAACAATGCCCCGCAGTGGTGGAACACTGGCAGGGCATCTAACAACCACCGATAGCGAAAGTATCGAGGAAGCTGTAATGCAGAATATCACACCCGCACAAGGGCGGCACTCGCTCACCCAAAATTCAGGCGCTGACGCTGTGTCATTCGTCTGGATTATCGCCGCAGTTCGCCGTGGCTGTCCGACCGTTAAGGCCACAATCTACCATATCGCCGCCGCGACAGAGCGCGAAGCCCGCCGGACGCTGGCAAAAGATCACGTTTGCTTCTTTGCCGGCCGTATTCGCCAGGGGGTTAGCAATGCGTAATCACTTTGATGTGCGCGGCTATGCCGTCAATAAGCGCGGCCTGACCGTGGGGATCGCCTACCAAATCGTTTCCTCTGACGTTAAACACGCTACGGCCCACGCAATGAGCCGGGCGCAGCAGGAAGGATTTACTCATATCCGTATCAACTATACGCGGGAGGTTCGGGTATGAACGCCATTACCCTGAGCAACAGCAACCTGCCACTGGTGGAGTACAAAGGCCAGCGCGTTGTGACCTTTGCCATGATTGACGAGGCGCACCAGCGCCCAAACGGTACAGCCTCCGCAGCCTTTCGCCGTCACCGTGACCGCTTCACCAAAGGCAAGCATTACGTTGAGCTAAACGCCGAGCAGATCCGCGAAGAAATAAAAGTCACTGGGTACGTTAAACGTACCGAGTTAAAGGGGAAGGCATCCACCGACATTAAACGTCGCTGGATAGTTAGTGACCTATTCCCCATTAAATCAAGCCACGGGATTGTTATCACCGAGCTGGGGTATCTGCTGCTTACAAAACCCTTTAACGATGATTTAGCGTGGCAGGTTCAAGAACAACTGGTAGAGGCCTACTTTCGGCCTAACCCGCACTTCTCCGACATTCGGCCTGTACTCATTCCGAGCATTCAGGAACTGGAAGCCATGCCCCTGAGTGAAGCGCAGAACCTACTGGCAGCAGCCGAGCATAAATCCCACTGGCGACACGGGAAGCACGGCAGCGCAGAAATGAGCCAGCGCAAACGTGAGTTGAAGGTATTACGCCCAGCTATCAAACGTATTACCGCACTAATTCAGATAACAATCCCCGGACTGGAGGCAGTGAAGTGAGCCAGAAGAACAATAACGATGCTTTAGACGCACTGAGCAAAATTAAAAGCCTGTTATCTGCCGCCATGTTTATGACGAAAGACGGTAAAGAGTCAGAGTTACGTTTTGAGCTTATGGAAGTGGCGCATGACACCGCTGCCCATGTACTGGAGGGTTGCCAATGATCCAGCAATTAAGCCTTCAGGAAGTGATGTGCCGCATACAGCAGGCAGAAACAGTATTGACTGTTTGGCTTCATTCGATGACGACAGATGACGGAAAAGCGCCGGATATGGTTGATGCCGTACTCACTATTCTTTCTGGGTTGGCTGATGCCCTGGCTATGGAGGCTGACTTATGAGCCGTGATCATACTTTAGAACAAGTCGCAGAAATGGCACATCAAGCGGAAATCGTATGCAGGATGTGGGAGGACTACCCACACAGCATGGCAGATAGTGAGGTTTCAGCTATGGCAACACTGTTAAGACGCTTGTCAGGCAATGTCGCAGCGTGGCTAATCGAAGAGCAGGCAGAAAAGGATCGCGGGCAATGACAATCCAGCTTGTAGACGCAGCATGTCAGGTTGAACAGGCAGAGGCCGTGCTGTCTATGTGGCTGGAATTTACCAGCGACAAAGAAGAAGCCAGCAAAATAGGCGCAATCCTCACTCTTTTATACGGCGTATATCAGGCAATTGACCGGGCAAATCAGGAAATCAGCGACTTAAAGCACCCGCAATTAAAGGAGCGCAGAGCATGATTACTAAGAATTTCCGGCTCAATGCGCTGGCTAACCAGTACGCAGCAGCACTGTACGATCATGTGACCACCAGCAACCATGGCGAATACTTCATGATTGACGCAGGCGGTGAGGCTATAAGGGTGGAGATATTGGGTGGCATCAAAGGAATGCGCCACCTGGTTGATGGGTTCGCACTGGAGGCTCTGAAAGAGAGTTATCCGGCGGCGCAGTGGGAAGATATTTGCATTGCTGTCCTGTCCCGTTGTGTTAATCGTGACGGCCTGACGGATACGGGCCGAAGCACCTGGGAAAGCATGGTTAGTGATATGGGGTCAACAGTCGCGGGAGGGAGTCATGCGTAATATCGACCTTATCCGCGAAGTAACCACCGCAGCGGCCGGTAACTGGCCTTATGTTATGGCTGGCCTGGCTGTCAGTGTCCCACAGTCACCGCGCCAGCATTCATCCTGCCCGGCATGTGGCGGTAAAGATCGGTTCCGGTTCGATGACAACGGGCGCGGCAGCTTTATCTGTAATCAGTGTGGGGCCGGTGACGGCCTCGACTTGATCCGCAAAGTTCACCAGTGCGACACCACAGAGGCGGCAAAGCTGGTGGCTGATGTGCTGGGTATTGATTACCGGACAGCCGAAACAGACCCAAAATCAGCCGGCCAGAGGCGTGACCAACTGGAACAGCAGCGCCAAAGCCAGGCCGAAGAATACCGGCAGCGTCAGGACGAAACAGAGGAAGAACGGCGGGCACAATTTGATGCTAGGTATCAGCGGCTGGAGAAAACAATAACGGACAGCGAAAGTGAATACCTGGTCACTAAGGGGCTGCGAGAAGTGATAACCCGCTGTCTGCCCGATGGATCAATTCTCCTGCCATTGACGGACGCAGAAGGGAATATCACCGCAGCACAGACTATCTCAAAGATAGGCAGTAAAAAGCTGGTGGCCGGTTCAGCGAAGAAAGGCGCATATCATGCCGTAAACGCACCACAGAAGCCGCAGGCAGTTATTCTTGCCGAAGGTTACGCCACAGCGTTAAGCGTATCCCTGATGCGCCCAGAGGCGCTGGCAGTGGCAGCCATTGACGCAGGCAACCTGTTACCGGTGGCTAAGGTGATGCGCGGGAAATACCCACAGGCGAAAATCATTATTGCCGCAGATAACGATTACCACGATGACGAACCCAACACAGGGAAGCTGGCAGCGATTAAAGCGGCGCAGGCTGTTTCTGGGTGGGTGACGCTACCGCCCGGCGACCACAAAGCCGACTGGGATGATTACCGTCAGCAGTACGGGCTGGAAAAGGCTACAGCAGCATTTAACCAGGGATTGTACCAACCAGAGGGAGGAGCTATGACCGCACAGCTACAGGTGATTAGTGGAGGCAAAGAGACCGGACGGAAGACAGGCGGCGACATAGCGCGGATGCCAGCCAACCAGAAAGCGCGGTTACTTTCTCAGCGATGGGATGAACTGGCAGTAAATCCAGAAAGTCAGGCGGTGTACCAGTATCAGTCCGGGGCATGGGAGAAACTACCGGATAGTGTGATAGAGCGCGAAATGGTTCAGATATTCGAGGAGTTTGAAGCTGATTACACAGAGAAAGGCATTAAGTCCGTTGTCGCTACGATGAAATTACAACTGGATGCGATAGGAGAAGCCAGAAATGACCTAATCGGCTTTGAGAATGGTGTTTATGACCTTAAAACACAGCAGTTCAGCCCGCACAGTCCGGGGAACTGGCTGATGAACCACAACGGAATCACTTACACCGAGCCGGGAGAGGCAGAAAATATTGTTACCCACGCGCCCAGCTTCACAAAGTGGCTGACTCATGCGACCGCCGGTAATGCCCGCAAAGCGGAACGGATTAAAGCTGCCCTGTTTATGGTGTTAGCCAACCGCAGCGACTGGCAGCTATTTATCGAGGTTACAGGGGAAGGTGGTAGCGGGAAATCTGTTTTCAGTGGCATAGCCACCACCCTGGCGGGTGAACATAACACAGCCAGCGGAAGCATGATGACACTGGACACACCGCGGGGCCGGGCACAACTGATCGGCAAAAGCCTTATCCTGATGCCAGACCAGACAAGATATGTCGGGGAGGGTTCCGGCATTAAGGCCATTACCGGTGGTGATGCCGTGGAGATTGACGGGAAGTATGAGAAACAATTCTCGACCGTCATTAATGCCGTTGTACTGGCAACCAATAACGAGCCTATGACCTTCACCGAGCGCAACGGCGGCATTGCCAGACGGCGGGTGATATTTCCCTTTAACATTCCAGTGTCGGATGCTGATAAAGACCCGGAACTGGCAGCGAAAATTCGCCGGGAAATACCGGTTGTGATCCGCCACCTGTTAGCGATATTTGCCGACCAGGACAAGGCGAAACGGCTTCTTATCGAGCAGAGAGAGTCACAGGAGGCAATGAGCGTGAAGTGCCACACTGACCCGCTGTATGGCTTTTGCGGGCATATCATCGCGCTGGGCGAGGCTGTCGGAATGTTTATGGGGAACCTGAATATTTCACCGCGAGCGCCGAGGATTTACCTGTACCACGCATACCTTGCCTATATGGACGCGCACGGGTTCGAGAGGCCATTAACGCTTACCCGGTTCGGATCGGATTTCCCGAAGGTGATGAAGGAGTACGGGGCCGAATATAAAAAGGCAAAGACGAAAGCTGGCATCCGCTACAACATGGAATTAGCCGAGAGTGCTGACGATTGGCTGCCCGCCGTGCCACGACTAAAAGATGATCCAGAATACCCGTAGGAAAGTTTTCCGTGGGATAAGTGTTCACCTGTTCACCTTTTTAAGATAACAAGATGATTTAAAACATAAAAACAGGGTGAACACTTACTCTTTAACTATTCACCAAGTGTTCACCACTGTTCACCTTTTTAAGTTTTATTGCCTGGATGGGTGAACACTTGTGAACAGTTGGTGAACACTACTATTCACCCTTCAAACCCAGACGCAGCAAGGCTTTCAGAGGTGCGGTGAACAGGTGAACAGTTAAAGCGCCCAAAACTTTTCCCCCAGGGGGTAACTTTTAAGCAAGGACTGATGATGAGTACAGAATCCAGCCAGAAAATGACCTATCAGGAACGCGAATCACTGAAAACCTTTACAGACCGGCGCCTTACAAGGCGACATCCAAAGCCTGCAAATGACGCTAAGGATGTTGACCCACTGGATGAGGCAGGCAACACAGATAGAATTTACTGAATATGCCGCTCACTGGACGGCAGCCCAAGCCCGGCGCGATGACGGCAATCACTCTACCGGCGCTATGGCTTATCAATGGCCTTTACGTTCCGGGTTAAAAATCAAACCGGGATACAGCGAATACAAAGGGGAATAATTATGACCGCACAGATTTCAGCGTACGGACGGCTGGTGGCCGACCCACTGTAAGTGGTAAAAATTCTGACGTGCTGGAGAACGCTAAAAAGTTAGCGCGATAAAAACTAGGAAAGCGTGTACTTAAAACAGTCATTTTTTAGCAAGAAAAAAATAATGTTTCACCTCTGGGTTTAAGTGTATATAAATCAATAAATTAATTAATTTATAGTACTTATGTGTCAATAGGTTAATGAACACGTTCTATTGTATAGATCCTAAAGAAATGGTTAGGATTATTCCGAACTTATTTCTCTGGGAACGATAATGAAACTCTCAATAATTGCTTGTGTAATTTCCGCAGTTCTTCTCACGGGATGTGGACCAAAACAACTTTCTCCTGAGGAGCAAAGTCAGGTTGCTCAACTTAAAAGTGAGTTGTCTCAAACTGAGTCAGAGTTGAATTCAACTCAGTCTGAAGCTAATAACTATGCTGGCGGAATTCTGAAATATCTGGCCGAAAGTCATCTCGAAGTACTTAAAACGAATAAAGCGCTGATTGAACAAAGAATTAATGCTATAGAGGCAGGAGCTAAGATTAATGTTGTTATAACAGGGGTCAAACCAGACCCTGATAAAGCAAACAGTATTCAAAAAGATATCGACACTCTTAAAGCACAGATTAAAGAGGCGAAGAACGATGCGGCACAGTATTCTGGTGGTCTAGTTCTTTCCATGAAGCTGGTAGCAATAGCTACCCAGGAACAAACCCTTGCAATGTTACAACAGAGATACTTATCTGCGAAATACGGTCTGGCCGAGGTTAAAAACCCAGTGTTAAACTCGGTTTCAGCACCAGCACCAGCACCAGCACCAGCACCAGCACCAGCACCAACAGATGTCTCTGCAAGTCAGCCCAAAGCAACCCCCAATGAAAACTTACTTCCACCAGCAGATGGGCCATTTGGATTACAGGAAGGCCTAACTCTGAAAAATATTGAAGATATGACTGGTAGCAAACCCATACCTATTGAAGGCTCAACCAATCTGTATTCAATTAGTACGGTGCCGAAGCCCAACAGTGACTTCGAGGGTTTTGGGCTTCTGATTTCTCCAACTGTAGGATTGTGCCAAATAAGAGCACTAGGTAAAACTATTCAATCAGATAGCTACGGGTTGAATATTAAACAAAAGTTTGATGATCTCGACCAAATTCTTACATCCAAATATGGAGCAGGCAAAAAAACTGACTTTTTGCTTTCCGGTTCAATTTGGAAGGAGCCCCAGGACTGGGTGATGGGCCTGAAACAACAGGAGCGCTTCCTCATGAAAGACTGGAAAAATGCCGAACAAACAGCAATGAAGGAAAGTAATTTGTCTGAAGTAGGGATTCAGGCTCGGGCTGTGGATGCTAATTCTGGTTACATTTTCCTTGAATATGATTTTAAAAATACGCCAGCATGTACCGCAGAATTAGAGAGTAAGAAGAAATCCTCCCTCTAAACCGATCACCCGCTTCGGCGGGTTTTTTGGCCTAACCATTAACAGAACTGATCTCTGAGATCGAATTATTGTTTCAAAATACGGAATAAATGCCTTAATGGTTGCGATTATTGCAACTATAATGACTGTATATAAAACCAGCCATAGAGGTGTTTATGACCAATCCAACACTAAAGCCTGTCTTACTCAGTCGCGAACAAATCGCAGCTCTGCGAGAAATCCAAGAGCAGGAGCGCAGCAAATCCCCTCTGAATATCGCGCCTACAATCCATGTTATCGCCCGTCAGTTAATGGATCAGGCTCTGGCCCAACTTCACGGGGCCGCATAATGGAACAACTCAACAGGCTTTCTGATGCCATAGCTTTTGCATACCTGAACTATTTACGTCATAGCACCGGCGGAACCCGCTTTGAACATGACGGCTGGCACGGCGAAATTACCCATGAAAATTTAAGCTATGGGCTGATGATTAACGCCATAGCATTAGCTAAGGGTAATTCAGCAGCCAATGCGGAAGCAGTCGCGTATGGCTACCTCTCCCCTTTGATATGTCTTGAAGGCCGTGAGTACAGAGTGACTGAATGGGGTGTTCACGTCATTGAATTTATGACGCGTAAAGCACTGGAAAAAAATCATAAACCGGCGATTCACTAGGGATAAGTTATGGATAACCAAAAACTGGGAGGCATCTATTTTGATGTGAGTATTGATTGTGAAAAGGCTATAGATGCGCAGAGGAAACTCAGCGGAAGCCTTTCAACAATGGAACAGGGATTCAACCGCCTTGGTCAGCCCGTAGCATCAGCGGAAAAGTCTCTGGTATCGCTTTCAAAGGTGGCAATGTCACTCTCTGCCGCGCTGTCAGTAAAGCAGATTACTGAGTACGCCACCGCCTGGGTTGATGTAAACAATAAACTCGCCAATGCCGTTAAAACCAATGAATCTCTGGCCGAAGTTACCAGCCGTGTATTTGACATAGCGCAATCAACGAAAAGTGATCTTCAATCCACAGCCGCACTTTACGGGACGCTTGAGCGTTCTACCCGCAGCCTGGGACTGAGCTCAGACGATTTATCATCAGTCATTAAAACCGTTAACGAAGGGCTGGTACTCTCCGGTGCCACAACCCAGGAAGCGGCCGGCGCGACACTTCAGCTATCTCAGGCTTTAGCCTCCGGGGCTTTGCGTGGCGACGAATTTAACTCAGTATCAGAGAACGGCAGCCGTCTGGCTCAGGCGCTGGCTGATTCTCTGGGGGTTAATATCGGCCAGTTAAAGAATATGGCCGCTCAGGGGCAACTGACTTCACAGGTAGTAATTAATGGTTTACTGAGCCAGGGCGCGACGATTTCCCAGGAATTCAACAATCACACGACCACGCTGGCGCAGTCATTACAAATTGCCGGTAATAACCTCACTAAGTTTTTCGGACAGAACACCACCGTAAATACATTTTTAACTGCGGCTGGAAGCGGCATTGTTACTCTGTCTGAAAACATTAGCGGTCTGGCTTCAGTCCTCAGTGTCGCTGCGGTGATAATGGGCGGCAGATATGCGGCAGCATTGACTCTCTCTGCAACATCCTCACTGAAAAATACTCTGGCAACCATTCAGCAGTCAAAAGCAGCAGCAACCGCAGCACAGACAGCAACTCTGCGAGCTCAGTTTGAGGAACGATCGGCAATAGCTCTGAGAGATTCAGCGTTCAGGGAGGTTGCGCTTGCTTCCGCTCAGGTACAGTCAGCCACAACAGCAGCGGACGCGGCTTCAGCACAATTACGGTTATCTGCCGCGAGACTGGCAGCTACTGACGCAGCACTGGCAGCAACCCAGGCAACTAACAGGCTGGCAGTGGCACAGGAAGCATCAGCAGTCGCATCCGCATCTTCCAGTGGCGCTATCTCAGGACTGGCCAGAGGCGCTCTTGGATTGGTTGGCGGCCCCGTTGGCGTGGCTATGACCGCCGCAGCCGCTATTTACTATTTCAAGCAACAGTCAGACCAGGCAAAGAAATCTGCTAATGACCTGGCGGATTCGGTCAGTGCTTTAGTCGGCCAGTTCCGTGAAATGAGTGATGTACAGCTGGGCGCTGAAGTAGCAAAGCTGAGCCAGAATATCCCGGCACTGACTGAGCAGGTAAGCGATATGCAAAAAGCCTACAGTGACGCGACTTACCGTGTACAGGATCTGCAAAAAGAGATAACTAATTTCGGAACCAATACTACCCGCGGACGACAGGCTTCTGAGGCATTACAGGGCGCACTCGATGACCAGGCTATCGCTGCTGCCAATTTAGATAAGGCACAGGACAGATTAAGCCAGACACAGAGCGCAGTTAACATTGGACACGCTCAGTTAAACGGTACCCTGCTACAGGGCGCAGATTTACTTTCCAGAGAAAACACTCAGGTAGGTGTTGCTGAGGGGTTATATCGCAAATTTGGCCAGGCACTTGATATTGCGGCGCAGGCAAAAGAAAACTTCAATTCCAAAAGCCTTGTTATGCAGAGGCCGGCTGACGCTGAAGGTTACCTGAAAGACTTAAAAGACCAGAACGACCTGTTAGCTATTCAGGATTTAAGGCAGCGGGCGATAGCTAAAGGCAGGCTGGATTTCCAGAATAAAATTGCCGGGAATAAAAATACTGACCAGGGTTATCTGAATTCATCAAAATACCAGGCTGATATTAATCTGGCCGGTGAACTGGCAGGTAAACAGTACGATGAGCAGCAGGCCGATGCCGCCAGGCAGAAGCAGCAAAAAGCAGGTATTCAGACAGATAATCAGCAGGCAAAAGCAGAAGAAACTGTAGCCCAAAAACTTGAGCAACTCCGTCAGCAGTCTGACCTCAATGCTGTTTCATCCCAAAACCTGACTCTGGAACAGGCAAAACTCCGCGCTGAAATGTCTCTTGGGAAGAATGCCACGGCAGCACAACGGGCAGAAGCTGCTAAATACGCGGAATCAATCTGGCAGCAGGCCGCAGCACTCAAAGCCAGAAATCTGATACCAGAAGTTGCTGAAAATGATGATTACAGCGACAAACAGGCACAGCTCGACCTGCTGAAAAACCAGACTGACTCTCACGGAAAGCTACTGCTGAGTGAACAGCAATATAACGAGCAGTCGGAAAAGCTGGCCCAACAGCATCTTGTTAACCTGCAAAAAATCCACGCCCAGGAGCAGACCAGCAACCCGATAGCATCAGCACGGGCTGAAGTTGACCCTATCCAGCAGTTAACCAATCAGTACAACCAGCAAAAATCTCTGTCTGAGCAATACCAGGCTGAAGAACTGGCAATCCTACAGGCGGCCAATGCCAAAAAGCTGATTAGTGACGAGCAGTACCAGTCAGCGAAAGCCACTACTGAAAATCAGTACCGGATGCTGAGAACAGCGGCTGATAACCAGTATGACGAGCAGAGAACCGCCGCCGAATGGCAGTTACTGAGTCAGCAGGGGTTGGGTTATCAGACCCTGACAAATGCAGTTGATACGTTCAGCCAGTCAGCGGGCAGCGCACTTACCAGCGTGATTACAGGAGCATCCAGCGGCAGAGAGGCAATGGAGCAGTTAGGCCAGGCGATTCTGAGCAGTGTTGTGAATACACTGGTTCAGGCGGCAGTCCAGGCGCTGATTGTTAAGCCGTTACTGGCGGCATTCGGTATGACTGCTGAATCATCTCTTGGCGCGAGTACAGCAGCAGCAGGTGAGTCATACGCAGCCTGGGCACCGGCAGCGGTTGCGGCTTCAATAGCCACATTAGGTACTGCCGCCGGTACCGGACTTGCAGCTTATGCGGGGACGATGCTGGCGGGTACTGCGATTGGCAGGGGCCGAAAGAATGGCGGGCCCGTTAATGCCGGGGGTATTTATCCGGTGGGTGAAGGTAACCTCCCGGAGTTCCTGCAAACAAACAGCGGTCTGTTTATGATCCCCGGAAGTAACGGTCGTGTATTCAGCAACAAAGATATTACCGGCGATAACGGGCAGCCTGTAATACCTAAAGCCAGTACAGGCTCGCAGTATCTGGGCAACTCTGGAAGCACGAATAACAGCACGACAGACAAACAGTCAGGAAATATTCAGGTGAATGTCCAGTTTGTTGACCAGACATCAGGTGGACAGCATTCGTTCCAGGCGCAGGCAGCACAGCAGGAAGGCGTGGTTACTGTAACCGGATTTCTTACTGACATGGCATCGGGCGGCCCTATGTCATCGACGGTACAGTCAATGTTTGGGCTGTCCCGTAAGGCAACCGGAGATTATTGATGGCTATAAAGATAAAGGATTCCGCACATGCCTCCTGATAGCAGGAAAGAACAGGAAAAACACCCGACCCGCTGGCAGAAAGGGAAATCAGGCAACCCAAACGGCAGGCCGGGCAAAGGCGCAGAAATACGGCGACAACTGATGGAGTTAACCCCCGAGGCTATGGACTCAATAACTGCCGGTATTAAAGCCGGTGATACCGCCTGCCTGAAAATATGGGCTGACCGTTGCGACCCGGTGAATAAAGCTACGCTGCCGGCTGTCGAGTTTATGGCTGATACCACCGATTTAACCCGCTTCAGCATGTCTGTACTGGCCGCAATCAGTAAAGGTGAGGTTACCCCTGATATAGGTACTCAAATCATTAACGCCGCTGCCAGTGTTGCCCGTGTCGCTGAGATTGACCAGATGCGCCGTGAACTGGCAGAACTACAGCAGCAGGTACAGGAGATGATGAATGACAATGCGTAAAACGCTGGATGACCTGAGAGCAAAAGTTAACAGTATGTCGCCGGAGGAAAGAATCAGCGGCATTGTGCTGGTGGGGATAGATAAAGACCCTGACGGCGAAATTATTGTTGCCAGCAGGTCATATATCCCGTTCGGAAAACATGGGGGAGAAGCCTGGCAGGAAGAATACCCTGTAGGTGATCCACGGCGCGTGAAATTGGAGCAAGACCAGTGACAACCAAATCCGCACTATCACGATTACGGGCTCAGTTAGCCCACCAGCATAATGACGATTCACGAACAGACGTTTCCGTTATCTCTGCCCTGATGGATGAAATCGCCGGAGACAAGCCAGACGGAACGGCGGCGGCTATCGAGGCCAGGCAGCACAGGCGTACCGGGTATACATTCCCACATAGCCCGGAACTGAGAAGCGCACTCAATATGCCGTCTGATGATTTACCGGCATGTTAGCAGTACCAACCTTTGATGATTTAGACACCAGTACGCGCGCGGGCGCGAGGAGACAGGCCAAAGTGTAAAATTACACTTTGATAAATCATCGGGGTAAACACAGCAGAGGGCAAAAAAGTCCTCTGGAACAAAATCAGCAGGTTATCCTCATAGGCTAAAGGCAGTATCCTGCCTTTGATGATTAATTGAGTCCATAAAAGGGGCAGCCATGCCAGCAAGTGAGAAGAAGAACACGAACCGGTATTTTAATGGTGTAGAAACTACACGTTTAATCGTGACCGTTGAAAGTGGGCTGGTGGCACAGGTTGATGACCTGATAGGCACTCACCGTTACGGCGATATATCCCACCCGTGCCGCCGGAACCGCGCAGAATTCGTCAGGCAGGCCATAGCTGAGAAGCTGACGCGGGACAGTTTAGGAACCACTGAGGCCTAATAGATGGACAGCAGAGCCGGGAAGGTTCGCAGTAGATACGCAAACCGGTACGCAGTGTGGTACGCACCATAAGTACACATCTGGAGTGCGTACCAGTTACAGAATACTACCCAACATTAAACACACCCACTGGGGTTCATATGCACAAGTATTCAAAAGCAGCATTAATTACAGTAGAAGCATGCGCCAGCAACCTTCACTTAAATCTCGATGACGAATGGGATAAAGCTATTAAAACTCTGGGGGTGTCAGATAAGAGTTGCCCCAAACTTGCTTTCAAAGGGCTTTGCTCTGAGGGAATGGTGAAAGGAATTAACCCTGATAGATGCCTGTTCAAACGAGAATCTAAGAATAAAAACTATGCAGTAAAGGCCGCTAATCTTCTACTCACAGGCCATGAAGCAGACGCAAAAACTTTATGGGGCAACGTAATCCATGAGAAAAAGGCTCACAACGGGCAGATGTTCATAGTGATTAACCTATACAATGCGGGGCTGCTTCAAAAGTCCAATAAAAGCGCTGAGTAAATATAGATATTATGGGAGAGCGACCAATGCTAGACCGTACATCGTTAGAATTAGCCGTGCTACAGATGGCTCGACTACAGGGCGAGAAGTTGGATAGACACACGCTATACACCACCCGCAACGAGATTAGAAACGCACTGGCAGCAAAAGAGCGTTACCGCCGAACGATGGAAGCCCCGCCCTACCAGTGGAACAAGCCGGAAAAGTTGAGACGATGATCGTAAGCTTACTCTTATTGACGTAATTGTTGTTATACTATAAACAATATGAACATTGCATAAAACAAACAGTGTTTAACAATAAGCGGATATTCAAAAACTATGTCACTACTTGATTTCGAATCACATAACTCCTTCGAGAGTGCTGTATCTCCTTTTAGGGAGATGGCTGCCTATGAGGCATTGTGGACGGAACAAGGCGCCACATTTAAAACGATTGCCGATAAGTTTCGTAATACGAGTGCGGCTACTTTGCCTTCCGAGCTAGTACCAGACAGCACCATCGATAAATTTAAATCGAAAATTATAGAGATTCTTAACAAATATAATGTTGAGGACTTCGGGGTGCGAGTTCATGGCGCTGGTGAGTATCCAGAAAAATTACGGGACGCTAGACACCCTATAGAAGTCCTTTACTATCAAGGCTGGTGGGATTTAGTCAATACTCCCTCGGTAGCTGTTGTAGGTTCACGTAAAGTTTCAGAGGAAGGTGCTCGCAGAACAAGAAAGCTTGTGAAATGTCTTGTTCAAGATGGCTTTACTATAGTTTCCGGCCTAGCTGAAGGCGTTGATACTAATGCTCATAGAACCGCTTTAGAAATGGGTGGAAAAACTATAGCTGTTATTGGCACTCCTTTGTCTCATAATTATCCAAAACAGAACATAGATTTACAGAAGACTATACGCGAAAACTATTTGCTCATTAGTCAGGTGCCATTCCAGCGTTACCTGAATCAGGATTACCGCAGCAATCGTATTTTCTTTCCTGAACGCAATATAACAATGTCTGCTCTGACTAAAGCAACAGTTATTATTGAAGCTTCTGATACATCAGGTACATTGACCCAAGCGAGAGCAGCCTTGGCACAAGGTAGAAAGCTGTTCATTTTGGAGTCGTGTTTCCAGAATAAATCCATATCGTGGCCTGCTAAATATGAGGCACTCGGAGCAATTAGAGTTAAAGATTATAATGATGTTCGGGAACACTTAAAATGACATTCCGACTAACACAAATCGACGAGTTAACTCGTCCAGATCATTATTATCTAGATGAGACAGATCATTGCTATTTTTTTGGTGAATACACAGCTCGCCAAGGATTTTCGTATAGCAGTACTAACCAGCTAATTTTAAATCTTAAAAAAGGGAATAATGAAAAGGGAACTTTTGCTTATCGATATAAGGGAGTAGCAATACAGCAAGTAGCCAATTTAATAACTAGTACTATTACTAACTTACACGATTATACATTTGTGCCTATTCCTCCTTCGAAGTGTAGTCAAGACCCAGCATACGACGACCGTATAACGGCTATTTTAAGGCTATGTCATCAAACTAACGGTAATGTACAATTTCGTGAGATGATTTCCCAACGTCACTCCATGGGCGCTTCACATAATTCTGCGGCTCGCCCGAGCCCGGCTCAAATAGAAGAAAATTATGAATTTAACCAGGAACAAGCTAATGGTATAAGAGGGACTATTGTAATTTTCGATGATGTTCTTACAGCAGGAAGTCACTATAAGGCCATGAAAGATAAAATAAAAAACATATCCCAAATGTAGGTATAATGGGGCTTTTTGTTGCAAGAACAGAAAGAAACTCTGACATTGTTATGGATTGTGATCTTGCTGATTAATTTAAATCATGAAACAGTTAAGATTGAATGGTGATGGTATTATTTTAAACCCTAATATAAAAAATATACACAACACCATCTTGAATTTAGCTCATCTCTTATCAAAATTAAATTTTAGTAACATCGATATTCATTCATAAATCTATAAAAAGAATTAACTCCATCCATCTGTGAATCTCTCTCTAACCAATATGTAATCATATTCTTTAATAACTCCATCTTTCGCCTCTTTCGCTGCTTTCTTCAAAAGCCAAGATGGTGAGATGCTCACTGGGGTAGCTAGCAAATACCCTTTTTCATGAATATTACTATGAATCGGACAAATAGAATTAAAATATTGTACAGCTAAATCAATAATATTTTCATTTGAGCAGTTAAACTCGATACAAACATCCCTATCATCGTCATAAACAGTCAATATAAAATCAAAAGCATGAGGGTTTAATTTCGCAGTATTCTTTAGAGCTAATTTTATTATAGCTAAAGACTCTATGTTAGGATAAAAATCATTCGCATCTGGATCCCAACCATGATTGCATGCTAATTCAACAGCGGAGGATATACTTATACATGCCATAAAGCCAGTTTCTAATGCCTGATCATTTAAACATAGACTATCAGTAACTAGAGCTATAGCTCTTCCTTTATCATTAATTATAGGCCCTCCACTAAAACCACCTCTAGCCATAGTTGCTAGTACATAACTCAAATATTTGCTTCCTCGCATAATAATTAAGGAACTAATTGTAGAATTAACAGCAACCTGAAATGGATATACAGTTATCGGAATCGGCGGGTAACCAATACATAAAACTTCAGATAATAGCAATGAGTCTTCTGACTGATATATATCATGCGTAAAACTTAACTTAATTGGAGGTATAAATTCATAATTTTCAACTTTTAAAATAGCCACATCCTCATTGGCATTCTCTAAAAAAACTGGTTCCATACATACTTTTAATATTAATGGTCGTTCATTTTCTGAAAGAGGCGTATACCATTCAGCGTTCATATTCAGTGACTGGGTAATGCAAATCTCACGTATAGTATTCTGAAAAACCACATGCTTAGCAGTAACAAAATACCCCTGCCCTATGTGAAAGGCTGTACCAATAGCCTCATCCCCTTCGGGTGTTTTGACTGAAACGTATGCAATACTACGGCAACATTCTTGGTATATTTTTCTCAAAACCCTCTCCAAATTATATTATATAGCAACTTACTTGACCAAAAGGATAGAACAAATATTGAAAATATTTAGAAATTATGCATTGAATAATAAATCAAACACCTCAATTTAAAATATATAATTTCAAAAAAACATATTTCATTCAAGAGCAATTAAATAAACCGGACTAAATAATATATCTATTCTGAATATCGATTAGATTTAACTATATTATTCTAATAATAAAATTATTTTCGTAGCGGTGTCCTTTTGACGCTTCCACGCGCTGTAGATGTCCTTATCCCATGCCTTACCTGCCCTAGTCTGAAAGCCCGCCTCGTTAATCCTTTGAGCAATCACACGTCCGTTATCAAGACCCTGTTTAATGGTATCTGCCACCACTTGAAGAACAGCAGACTCATTATATGGATGCGGGGGAATACCCTGCTTACCGCCAATCAACGCAACGGCCGCAGTTTCCATACGCTCAACTAGTGACAGAATCCGGTGATCGGGATTACTTTCTGGCTGGCCTAACTTCTGACGTACAGCGTCAATCAGCCATGCTGTTTTGTCGGTGCCGGACTCACTCACAGCAGAGGTGAACGATTCAACCAGTTCGGCAGGAATACGGAAGGTTACAGACAGGGACTTACTCATTATGACCACCAGCATGAGGGAGACAGAACGACATTTTACCACCGTAAGACAGCGTAAGACAGAAGCCAGTACCTCCGAGGTAATGCTTTCAAATTCGACCCATCGAAGCTATTTCCGTAGCTTCACCACCTACCGACAAATCAGACCGCTGTTTTACCCCTAAAGTATAAAACCGCTAATTTGTGGTTATTGATACAGGGATTCCCGGAACGATGGTAAAGCCCTGGTCCGGACTTAGGGTAGTTTTACGAGTATTTCGTAATACCGGGATTCCGGTAGTTTACCAGCCACTCAAAGAGACTCACTACAGAGTAACCAGCATTTACCCTGTCAGTTGGGAGCCAATGATATTTGCTCACAAAGGCAGGATGTTGCCTTAGCTTATCCCCTGAGAGTTACCGACAGTAACGCACAAAGTAGGAAGCACCGAAACCGGAGGCTCATGTCCATTAGAGCCGATACCCATATTCTGGGTAACGGTAGCACAGTTCTACGCTTTGCTGCTTAATCATGTGTTTAACACACATTTAGAACCCGCAACCCGCCTCAAAATTGAGGAGAGATACCTTGCTTAAAACGTGAACCTCACAAAACCTCACTTTTCATAGAAGTTTTTTAGAAAAAACCGATTATTTTCATCTATTCCAACAAAATAATTTTTCTTTTTGATAAATAAAGTTGTAGCCACAAGGATGGTTACATCAGAAAAATAAGGAGTTGGATATGATGATGATCATAGAACTCAACGGAGCTGACTTGGCGGCACATAGCTGTGCTTACCGAGTACTATTCGTTGGTAAATACTATGCCGCAATTTGGGCATATTAATGATTTAGGGGCCTATGCCCCTTTTTGGTACATACGGAAACCTACTGACAAATCGGTCGGCAGTATTACGCTTTGCTTTTTAATCATGTGCTTAACACACATTTAGCACCCGGCTCAAAATTGAGTTGGCTGATTTGATTGATAAAAATGACTACCACGCCACAGACCTACTACACAAAAAAGGTAGTGGCCTACCCAACCCCATGAAGGGAGTAAGATTACGGCAAGGTTTTAACCCGGGGTCGTACCGTGGGGATCTAACCAATTGGCAGAATCAGGAAAGGGATTTACTCACTGGATGGCAGGAGCCAGAGCAAGGATAGAAATTAACCATTATCTCCTAGCACTCTAATTTGCCGTGTACACAAGGGTGTACCTATAGCAAACATCTATTATCAGGAATCCAGTAATTACTGGGCTTTAATGGCTGTACTCAATAAACAGATCCAAATAACGTTTCACGCGACCTCGTGTTGTCTCATTAAGTCCTACCTGGACAAAAAGGCCATTGTAAATCATGGCCTTTTTTGTTTTATATAGTCTCACATCGTATCACTAGATCGCGTGTTTCGTATGTACATAGACGTGTACATACTGGCATTTATGACACGCAGTTTATGTACACAGCAATGAGACAAGATAAGCATGGCAAAACTGACAGACTTACAAATCAGAGCATGGATATGATCTCTTCCCTTTGTTCAGTCCCGGTGTAAAGTGGAGTTTCCGGCTTTTCTTTTTCTCAGTGAATGAGGTCATCCGGCATGAAAAAGACACGTTATACGGAAGAACAGGTAGCTTTTGCGCTGAAAACAGGCAGACACCGGCACCCGGGTGAGTTCATCGGGCGAACAATACCGATGGTAGGTTGGATGCTTCCCGCAAGTGATGTAGTAACCATTACATACAAAGCGATCTCTGATTACAACAGAATAGCCCGGGGAAACAATAAAACCGAGTGA